TTGTTCCAGCATTATTGAATTTTAATAAATCATTATTTACTTCATTAAGCCACTTTGCCGTATTAGTAATAGCTAATTGACAATATGTTAAATTTTTAGGTTCTTCACCATAAGTATCTCCACCTTTTATAAATGGAGCAAGTTCTGCTTTTTGTTTATGAAAATCATTTATCAATGGTACATAAGAGCTTTTATGATTATTTTTAGTATCTTCAGATGTAAAAACTTCTTTCCATACTTTAACAAGACCATTAAAAGCCATATCTATAGCTGAATTCATTGTATCAGCAGCAACTTGATGGTGCTTTGGAGTTACTTCTTCATTTTCTTGACCTAATGAAATCTTCAATGCATTAAGTATATCTCTATTGCTTGATAATTTACCAGTTGGTTTTTTATTTGCAAGCTCGACACCAGCTAAATGTTGATCAATGATTGTTTCAATCAATGCATCACCCTCAACGCCCTCAAGCTGATGACTTCCTTTTGGATGAGCGGAATCAACTAAATCATCACCCGTCTCTTTGGATGTCTCATAGAGCGTCTGTGCTCTCTTGTAATTTATGAATTTGGATTCTAGCTCCTCGGCGCGCTTCTCTAAGCCTTGAGCCCTTAGCCCCGCACACAATTTAATAACATTGTCCATTAAATTGTCTGATGGTGTAAGGTCAAGAGATTTCTTTGCGCTCTTAATAATTTTTGAATTCTCAACAAGTCCTTTTTGTTGAGCGTGTTTCTCCAATGAACGCATTACGGCAGAATCATCAAATTTAGCGTGTTTCCAACTCATGGCAATCCCTTCAGCAAATTAATTTAGCTAATCTAAATGCTAAATTATAGATATTGATTGATAGTTTTATTTAACTTTGGACTAATAACAACAATGGCAGCGTTTTATTGCTGCCATTATCTTTTTATTTAAAGTCTAAAATTATAACCACAAACATTCGATCATTGAGTTAAGTGGTGTTGGTGGTGCAGTAACCATAGCCACACATGGATGTAATGTGCTTGGTCTACGTGATGTTAAAAGACCCATTTCACTAACATATAAATTAGCTCTAACAGGATACTGTTGATTAGTTTCAAATTGATCTGTTTGAAAGAACATTCTTTGAAACCATACAGTAACTCTACCAGATCCTTGGGTGCTATCATCACCAGGAATATTTGGAACTTGATATGTATAGTTTACAATTGTTCTAATTGCATTAGGCTGACCAGTTCCAGTTAAATCGAAATTTAATGGAGTGCCTGCCAAAAATGTAACAACACCGTTAATTGGATTTAATACCACATTAACGGTTGAGTTAAAACTTGATGATGTAATATTTGGCTTTTTTAATTCAGCTTTAATATCAATCGGAGTGACAATTGTTCCACCAGTACCTGCAACGCCAACAGCTGGAACAATAACAACTTCATTCCAGGAAACGTTTGTAAAAGCTCTAGTTTTAATATCGTCAATAACGCCAATAGGAGCAGTACCATTGCTTACTGTTGCCATGACTTGATTACCAAGAACTGTTAGTTCTGCAATCATTCCTGGCTGAAATTCAGCACTGGGGTCGCATATAAATGATGCCGGTAAAGAATTTCCGGTCTGCACTAATCTCAACATTTTATTACCTTTCTCTACTCCACAATACTTCTATATAGCTATATCAAGGTAATAATAGTTGTTTATATAATTTCGTCTTCAAATACAGGATCCTTGTCGGAACCTTCAGCATTATTTTGATCTGATTTTTCTAATTCTTGATTAATCAAATCCATTAAATGATTCTCATTGCCATCTTCAATATCATTATCATCAGCCATATTAAACATGGTTCCACGATTCTTTAAATTAGCAATCATTTTTTGAATTGTTAATTTATGAGAATGTGGATCTTTTAATGTTTTATGTTTTTTTGCATCATTAATATCAGATACCTCTTCAACATCTATATGATGATCAAAATCTTTAATTGTTTCTGGAACAAAACGTTCATGTTTTTTTACTGGAGACTTGTTAGTATCCAATACAGATGTCCACATTTCCAAATGTTTATCATCTGGAGACATTGCAATCCTATCGCCTACAAAAGATCTAATATCATCATAAATAAATCCAGCATTATATAATGCTAAATTAAATCTAGCTCTTTTGGCTGAATTTTTTGTAAGAGATTCTAAATAGCCAGGACTCATAACATCAATTCCTGCTGCTTTTAATGCATGAATCATTGGTGTTAAATCAACTTTACCAACAGCAATTTTTTCCAATACTGCTAAAATTCTATCTGCTTGAGCAGTTAGATTAGCATTATCAAGAATCTCAGCAGCTGAATTCAAGAATTCAACAGCTTTAGCTAATTTATTCATTGCAGATTCCTGCGTTTTAGACGCAAGATTTCTCTGCATGCCTGCAATGAGGTCATTTTCAAAAACGCTTTTGTTAATCATATTGCCCTATTATTTGGCTAAACTCTCAAGAATTTCAGTAAGTTCAGCAGCTTCTTCTGACATATTAGCTTCGTCAAAAATGTCAGCTGCGGCACCTAAATATTCGATTGCTTGAGCAATCTTACTGAACTTATGAGTCTCCTCAACGCTTTTGGCGATAAGATTTTTACCCATTGATTCCATTAATTCGTTGTCGCAGCTGGCATTTTTAAACATATTTAACTTATTTCTTTTTTGAAGAAGTTGAAGATGATTTCTCATCTTTCTTTGCTGGCTTCTTTGCAGAAGATGAAGATGATGTTGAAGAAGACTTGCCCTTCTTGTCATCTTTCTTTCCGAAAGGTGGCTTCTTAGAAGATTTTTCGTCTTTCTTGCCACTCTTCTTTTCATCTTTCTTTGCTTTTTCTTTTTTCTTTGCCTCAACAACAAGTGATGCAATTCTTAAACTTAAAGCAGATGTTTTAGAGAAACCTACTGAGTCTAATGCAGCAGAAGCTGTTAATAAACCATCAATTGCGATGTCAAGAGCGGTTGAACTCATATCTGAGCTTCCGTCTTTTGCTGAATTATCATCAGCATCATCTTCCATACAGCTATCATTTTCTGAAGAGCCGTCTTTTGCAGAATTATCATCAGCCTTTGATTTATTTGGATTTGGGGCACTACATTTTGGACAATGATCTGATGCGCTTCCATCATATACATATCCACATTTACATATAGTGTCATCTTCTGCTTTTTTATTAAAAGAAGCAGTTTTATATGTTGAGCCAAATAATGATTTATGCTCATCGCTTTCTAATACTGCATTCATTGTTGCAGCGACAAAATCTGATACACTTTTATTAGTCATAGTGTCCTCTGTGTTATTATGTTTGGTTAATTACTTGCTTAGAACAATTTTTTAGATGTCTTAGCAAATGCTGCAGACAATTGATCAAACAAACTTCCATCTGCTTGAGCAGAAGTGTTTACTTCGCCTGAACCAATCATACCAACTTGTGGCATACGACCGGCTTCTTTACGCATTGTTGGTGCGTGTCTTGCGACAACTCTCTTAAGAGAATCAAAGCTCTCATCATTAAACTTCATGATCTCATCAACTTGAGAAGATACTGAACCCTTATCATTGTGGCATAATCCACGATCAACCATGTCATAAGCTAATTCATATGCTCTTGCCATTTTGATTCTGTATGATTGAAGCTCTGTGTCAATCTGTGCTTTTACGTGCTCTTTTACAAGCTCGCTTGCAAACTCAGATCCACCATCAGTTTGTCCCCAGTATTTCTTATAATAAGAGACTGCATCTTTATCTAAACCTTCTGCTACAAGAGCGTCAAGGTCTGATACTGCTAATTTGCCTTCGCTAATAAGCTTGTGAATTGCTTCTGCTTCTTTACGAACCTTTGGTGGTGCATTTGCAAGGTCCAACATTGCGTCATGAGTTTCCTCAAGATCTTCAACTTTAGCAAGGTCACCAGATGGTTTAACATCTAATTGAGTTGTAACTCCACCCTTTGGATGAGCCTCATGAAGATGAGGAGATGTCTTAAGAGCGTCTGCTGCTAATTTAGCACGAAGCATTGCGCGTCCTTCTTTTGTAGAAGCTGCTGCTTTTAATACTTCTGGATTAAGAGCTGTTTCTGGTTTAAGATCTCCAGCCTTAAGGTCATTGGCATCATCAACTAAATCTAGGTCTGCATCTGGACTTAATCCTAATTCATCACCTAATCCTAATGTTTCATCTTCTAAATATGCACTTGGATCGAATTCTTCTTCTTCGTGATGTGCATGACCTCTATTGTCATTATCATCAGCAAGTAATTCGCCTACATCATCAATTGCACCGTTTGTTTCTTCTATCATTGCCATAAGATTGTCATCTGCATCCATTGAAGTCTCCGTTAGTTCTTGTTGAGCTAGTGATTGAAGTTCTGCTTCAATTTCAGCACGTTTAACAATGGCTTTGGTACCACGAGCATATTTGACGAACGCAGTCATTAACTTGAATCCATCGGCAACAGCGGCTTTAGCTTCGCTAACTGCATCTTCGGTAATAGAACCTACAATTCCACTATTTGATGAATTAATTGTGCCGCCGTCATACATACCGGCAATCATATCTAATTCTTCTTTGTGGTCATTAAGTTCAGCAACTGCTTCTTTCATTGCGTGTGTTAATGCGCCATTTAATTCTCTTCTAAGAGTATTTAAGGTAGAAAGACCGAAAGATCCTGCTGCGCCTAATTCTGGTGCGCCTGCTGCTGGAGCTTCTGCGCCTGGCGCGCCCATTTCAGCTTTTTCACCAAGAAGCAAATTAACTGCCTCTAATAAATCAGATGATTGAGTAGCAACTTCTTTTGCAAGTCTCTTGACATTCTCTTTTGGATCGCCAGATTTACCTGAATCTTCAACTGGGGCATCGCCACCTGGTGCTGCGTCTGCTGGAGGAGCTGCATCTGCTGGTGGTGCTGCTGGAGGAGCGCCAAGGTCTTGTGCTTTTTTTACCATTGAACGAACTTTGTCAGCACCTTGTACTTTAATCTTCTCAATTAATCTAGCTCCGAAATCTTTGGTAGCAATGCTATCATAGAACATTTCAGAACGACCGCCTGATAAATCGTTAACGGATGCGCTTAATACTAACTTGTCTCCTAAGAATACGTCCCAAGAACTTGCACCTAAATCACTTGCTGATTTTCTAAAGGTTGCTCTTAAAGTATTTGCTCTACGAAGAAGTTCTTTACGTTTTAATTCATCAGAAACATCAGCTGATGCTGGACTTGGATGAACTCCATCAACTGGACCAACACCTGGAAATGGTTTTTGACCTTCCATATGTTTGTCACCATCTTCACGAAGATCAGTATTCATCTTATCGACTGGATACTTTGCTTTGCCTGGAGTTGGGGTTCCTGGATTCTCTTTATTATCCGTTGTATTAAGATAGTAAGCTTTTTTGTCTTCTAATGCATTTTTTGCAAGATTGACAATCGCATTACGTCTCATTGCGCGTTCTTCAGCGGTTGCACGAGCAAGCATCTTTTTACGCTCTAACTCAGACATGCTAGTTGAATCTGGACCAGGATGCATTCCATCGACAGGACCAGTATCCATTTGACCTTCCATGTGTTTATCGCCGTCAGTTCTTAATTTGACGTTTGTTGGGTCGGCAGTATATTTTGCTTGACCTGGGGTAGGCTCTTCTGTTCCCTGATAGTAAGCCTGTTTGTTGATATTATCTTTTGATCCAGACATATTTTCCTCTTGTTTGTTTGATTTATTAATGCTTGCTAATTTTTCCAAGCTCGTTTTCATTTGGCTCAACTTTGCCTCGATTGCAGAAGCAACTGCACGAAGCTCGGAAAGAGAATCTGCATTAGAATCAGCAGACGCATAACTACTATTTGTGGATGGAGCCAATCCAAAATCATGACTTACTGTCGTTCCTTCAGCCATGGCTTCAGATCCCGACGATTGATTAGATACCAAATCATTAGTATCTTTCTCATCTTTTTTAAGAGGGGCTGTTATTGCGTCTAATTGTGTAAACGCTTGTTGAACATCCTCTTTAAATTTCTCTAATTCGCTAGCGGAAATATTAAGAGTCGTAGTATTCATATTACCAGACCCTTGTGCATCGCTAACCGTAAATGTTGCAGAATATACTGTATCTGCTAACTTATCAAGTTGCTCTTGCTTCATCTCAACATAATTATTTAATGTATTTGCTGCGGCAATAATATGTTTAATGTGAGCTTTTGGATCTGCGCCATTAACAACAATTGATAATTCAATAGGATTTAAGTCAACGTTAATTTCGCCGTATCCACTCTTCTTCTTCATATGTTCGCAGAAATCAGATTCTGTTCTTGCTACTTGAGCACAATCACTACAAATTGCTCTACCAACTGCAGTTCCCATAGATACTGAGTGAGAATAACCTGTTGCAACTTTTCTTGCTAAATCAGGGTAGTTTTGTTTATCAAGAGCACATAATGCAATAACTCTTTTTAAGTTACGATCATAATAGGTATCAACTATAAAACCCCTAACATGATCTACCGAGCTGGATTTATGATCTATGCAAAGAGGCT